TAATCCAGAGATTTGTCGTGTTTGACGTAGATAAAAACGCAGGGGCCGCGTAGTAGAGGATCTTGATGTCGTAATTGCTGTCAGGAATTGGGGCAAATTGAATCGTAGACCCAAGGATGGTGTAGAAAGCTGGTACACCACTTTGGTTCGTCCTACCGTTCCGAATAAAGATGCTCGGCGTTGCGAACGTAATAGGGAAGTCGGGGTCAGAGTCAACGTACACATCCCTTGCTTGCAAGAAGTCACTAGGGAGGTTAATTGTCGAGACTCCACCGGTCGCCGTAACCGATGTTTGCGTAAGCATTTGCCGCAAGCGTAAATCTCTACGGAGTCGAATCTCTGCGAGTTGGATGAAGTCAGGGATCGCGGAAGTAAGATCATCTCGTGAGAGATAATTAGCTATCGTTGTTTGCAGATTGGCGTAACTGTTTAGGGCCATATTCGACGTCGCTCCACCGGTATTCGTGCGTCCCGATGTGTCCTATTTCGAGGCTCAATTCGTGATCCACGAAAGTCTTAATCCCGTGATCTAGGGCTTTCACGCAAAAATGCACATCTTCGCCAATTAGACCACCCGCCCCCCATACTACATCAAACCAAGGTTGCGGCATAGCCTCAAACACAGACTTGTGGGTTAGCACAACCCCAAAACCTACAGCAGTCACCTCCTCAATACCCTTCTTGCCTCGACTCTCGATCTTCTCAAAGATCTCTTTATCTTGGTGAAAGTTAATCGCCGTCGGTAAAACTGGTTTACGTCTTGTGACTGCATTAACCCCGACGATCTTTTGCCCGTGAGCTAACAGTCGTTCTAACGTGTTCTTTGGGAACCTCATATCCGAGTCCACCCAAAGAATGTACTCAGCACCATCTGCTAAGGCTTCTTTGGCTAATGACTCTCTTTGACTGAATATGAGTGTGCCTGGGGCTGTGTACAAGAGGAACGACCCTCCTGTTAACGCGCACCTATTGGCCCCATCGTATGCCGCCAAACGAGCCATATCGAAGGATGTCCCCGTCATCATCGTGTCCCTGCACGGAACACAAAGAGCTATCTTCATACTTTTCCTGGACGAGTTCTAAAGTGTCTGTTTTCGGGGTCGTTCATCCACGCCCTGAATTTTTTCTCGTCTGCGATAGCAAAGCCTCGCATGATCCCTTGTTTGTTTAAGTCATCAACCACCGCAAAGGGTAGTTGTGCGTACCGCGTCCACTCACCCCAACGCTCACGCTCGTCAGTGGCGTTATAGAGTGCTTTGTTCTGCTCGATAATAGCCGTTATGTCTTGAACTCTTTCAAAGACATACTGGTCGTCGGTTGCATGAAATTTAGTTTTGAGCATAAAAAAAGGGAGGTTGTTACGCCTCCCTCTTTTTTACCACAGTTTTTGTTACGCTGTCTTGAGGTCAGCCAAGATACCGTGGGCAGCCTCGTTACGCATCTCCATCGTGAACTCAGCAAGGATCTGAGTTTTCTCGGAGTCACCAGTCTTGGCAAGCTCGTTGGTCTGGAAGGGACGCAGATAACCAACTGCTGCGTATTCCGGATCAAGGATGAACGCGTCACGGCTACGAACGAACCTATCAGGTACAACCGAAATCGAGCCGAAGTCGCTTAGGTACACATCAGCCGCGCCGATGATGGTCGTCGGTGCATCTGACGGAGCCATGTAACGCTGTGCTGCGATACCAGCAAAGGCCGAAACGGTCTGCTTGAGTGCAGGGCCAACCACGAGGATCTTGGGGCTGCCGCCAGAGGTGTAAACCTGCTGAACGCCATCCTTGAGGATTGCCTCGGTAAAGGTACGGGTTGTGCCGTCCGAACGAGTCGAAACACCGATTGTGGTGGGGTTAGCACCGTCGGTTGTGTTGTAGTTCGAGTTGGTCTTGAGCCAAGACAAAAGCGAACCCAACTTGCGAGCCGTGGACGAGTTACCAGCACTGCGACCTTGGTTAGCAGCAAGGATCGTCTCTTGGTCGCGCTTGAGTTCTTGCGAAGCCTTCGAGAGTTGGTAAGCCTTCTCTGCGCGACGACCTGCAAGATCAACGGCCATCATCGTGCCTGACACTTGGATCGTCTTAGCAACGATCTGTGTGTAGTTACCGAGACGAGTCGTCGGGCTGATGGTTGCTGCGGTAGCGTCAGCACCTTCAACAGCGGCGTTATTGGTAGTAGCGGCTGCAAGGTTGTCGGTCTGCCACTCGTGGTAGACAGCCGTTGCTTTGGTCTTGCCAATCGAAGACATAAATGGAGTCTCGGTAGGCGAAATGTCATAGATTACATCGGTCAAATCTTCGCGCTGACCAATCGCGTTGTGGGCGGTATAAGTTGCCATGATTACATTCCTTATAAGAATCGTTCAAATACACTTGCGGCATCTGCCACCCTTCCGGATGACTTAGCTCGCGCTTTAAGTTTTCTCAGTTCCTCGCTATTACTGTCTCTCGGCTTAGAAACGCCTGGCTTAATCGCCTTGGGAGCCTCTGAAACCTTCTTGTTAACAGCAGGTTTGCTCGACTGTAACTTGTCGTATTGCATAGCTTTGTACAGCGTCAGAACTGCTCGGGAATCGAACACATTAGCCAATTCCTCGTCAGAGAATCCCATCTGCTTACCGAAACTGCGGATTTCCTTGCGGATTGTCTCGCCCTTGTTCGGATCAGCATATTCAGGTATCGCAGCAACTAGCTTCTCGGACTCAACAGAAATCATCTGTCTCATCTGTTGTTGCCTGTCATATTCCTGCTGTTGCATGATGCGCTCACGCTCGGCACGAACCTGCGCTAACTGTTTCTCCTTCTGAGACATCTCAGCGACCTTCACGGCATAACCGATAGGGTCAGTCTCTTTCAAATACTCCAGATTCTCTGCTTCCTGCGGCTGATTCAACATCTGCTCGATGATCTCCAACCGCTGCGCGTATTGATCGCGCATAGCCTTAGCCTCTTGAACCGCCTGGCGCTCGGCCTCAACCGCCTTACGTTCCTCAGCTACAGCTTGCGATTTCTTAGTGTAATCTGTGCCAAGTTGATAAGACTTGATAAGCTCATCAAGGGTTACCTCCCGTTCTTCGCCAGCGGCTTTGACACGGAATTTCTGAGGCTCCTCTTGCTCATCCTCGCCATCATCTTGTTCTACCTCTGATTCCTCGTAAGATTCCTCAGATTCGGCCTCGCTATCGTTGGCCTCTGCTTGGAGTTCAGGTTGTTCCTGTTCGGAGCCTTCTTCCCCACCCATTAGACCCAAGATAGCGTTAGCTGCACCATCCACTGTTAACTCACCACTACCCTCAGGTGTCGTGTTTTGAGTATCGCTCATAAGTTTCCTAAATTATATCGGGAATCGCCCGATGCGAGTTACAAAATCTTCATCCTTTTCTCGTCAATCATCTTCTGAGCAGCAACGCTTTCGAGATAGGATTCAACGGATTCTAAGACTCGGAGGCGCATATACGCTTGTTCCCTAATCTCAGTCTCACCATAATTACTATTTATAAATTTGTTAAGCTCGTTGCCTCGGAGTTCTTCCATCATCTCCTGAAACATCGGCTCCCTAAGCAGGTTAATTGCCCACTGTGCTTTATCCACCAGTCAGGCTCCCTAGCTCTTTAATCGTCTTCAGCACAATCTCAGCCTGTTTGTTACGGGTATCCTCGTCAGCCAAGTCCATAGCCAAAACCGCTTGCAGTTGCTGGACTGCTAACTGAGCCTCTTTAATGCGAATCTCGGCCTGATCTTTCTGGCTTTTCATCTGCATCTCAATGCCCTTACGCATGAACTCAGCCTCTAGGTTCTGACGCTCCAGATCCAACTTGGCAGCATCAATCTGCGACTTAGCCTGTGTCTTCTCACGCTCTACCTCAGCCAACATCTTAGCTAACTCAGCCTGAGCATCAGGGCTAGGTGGCTGTGGCTGAGACAACTGAGCATCCATCTCAGGCGTGATCTCGTTCATGAAGGCATCAGCATCCTTAAATCCTGCCGCCTCAATAAATCTTGCCAATGTGTTACGGTACTGACCAATGGAAACCAGAGGATTCGACGGGCCGTAAGACTGAATAATCTGCTCCTGCTTGGCAAGGATCATCTGGAGCATAGCCAGCTTCTGATCCCTGTCTCCAGCACCCAGACCCACGTTAATGGAAACATCGTATTCATTCGACCATGTACGAGGATCAAAGGTCACATACTTGCCACGCATACGGACAATCTTCGGCTTATCCTGATACTTGCCCAATAGACGCAGAATCCCCTTAAACAGGCTCTTAACGCCTG